CCCTTAAACGAGCACGCCTGTGCTAGAATCGCGGTCGCTGCCCGGATGGTGAAACTGGTAGACACTGGAGACTTAAAATCTCCCGCCAGTAATGGCGTGCCGGTTCGATTCCGGCTCCGGGCACCACGATGCACTTCCCCTTTCTGCTCTTTGCCTCATCTTTCCCCACCAAATCAACGACTTGAGCACATTTCTGCTTGCGTCGCTTGGCACCTTTTTTCATCCTTTCCCCTCTTCTTTACCACCTCAATTACGCGCGTTTTACGCGATAATTACGCGCGTACTGCAGACGATAGGAGAATGACATGGCGTCGATCGCCAAGGTAACAGGAGGCTGGCGCATCCAGATTGCGGTCCAGGGCGTGCGCGAGTCGCGGACGGTGGCCACGAAAGCCGAGGCTTCGGCCTGGGCAGCAGCGCGTGAAACCGAGATCCGCACCGAGAAGGCAACCGGCGTCCAGCGGGGCCGAACTGTCCAGGCTGCCTTCGAGCGCTACGAGAAGGAAGTTTCGGCGCACAAGCGTGGCGCCGACAAGGAGTCGATTCGCTTGGTCGCGATCGGGCGCATGGTGGTGGACGGCAAGGCGCTGAAAGAATGGAAGTTGGCCGACATCACGCCCGAGGTGCTCGGCAAGTGGCGCGACCAGCGGCTGACGACCGTGAAAGGCTCGTCGGTCAATCGGGACCTGAACCTGCTGTCGCACGTGTTCGCTAGCGCGGTGCGTGAATGGAAGTGGATCGCGAAGTCGCCCACCACGGATGTGCGCCGGCCGGCAGACCCGCCGCCGCGCGATCGCCTGTACACGGCGGATGAAATCGATCGGCTCTGCGCAGCCATGGGGATCGAGGTCGACCAGGCCACACCCATCGAAACGACGACCCAGCGCGTGGGCATCGCCTTCCTGTTCGCGATCGAGACGGCCATGCGCGCCGGCGAGATCTGCGGCCTGACCGCGGCGCATGTAAACGGGCGTGTCGCCACCCTGCCCCGCACGAAGAACGGCACCAAGCGTGACGTGCCGTTGTCATCGCGCGCGGTGGCGCTGCTCAAGCTTCTACCGGAACCTGAGGAAGGCGGCACCCTGTTCGACCTGACGCCGGCGACAGTGGACGCGCTATTCAGGAAGTCCAGAAATCGTGCCATGGTCGACGGCGCCACCTTCCACGACACTCGGCACCTGGCAATCACCCGATTGGCGAAAAAGCTGCACGTGCTGGATTTGGCCAGGATGACTGGCCACAAGGACTTGAAGAAGCTGCAGATTTATTACAACGAATCTGCCGAGGACATAGCGGCGCGGCTCGACTGAACGTGGCGCTCGCCATTTTCATTGAAGAAATGTATTATCCGACAGCAGTTTTGCTTTTTAGATATCCATCCAGCTTTAATAGTCCAAACCAATAGGGAGAGAAAATGGGGCGCGTAAAAGGATCAATAACTAAAGAACGCTCGATTGACGCCGAGGCACTGCGTGAAGTCCTCAAACCAATTTACGAGAACTTGAAGGCAAAAGGAGTCAACGACGCCGACCTGCCTAGCAATGAAGATTTGGTTGATCGCCTTCTGAACTTTATCGATGAGAAAGCCGTCGATGAATGGGGCGATCAGTACGCTCAATGGGTAAAACAGAAACCATAATAAATTGCGGCGACATAGATATGCTTAACTCTATGTCGCCTTCATGATTCAATGCCGGTCCTGATACTTCTTGACCCATTCCAGGATCTCGGCCGCGCTGTACAGCGGCTGGCCACGCCCACCACCGGCCACCGGGAGCCGAATCGCTCTCGGAAAGTCTGGTAGGCAGATCAGCCTGTTGCGCACCTGGCTTTCGCTGCGCTTGAGCACCCGGGCGATGGTGGCTACGTCCCACAAATCGATGTCCACCGGGATCGGGGGCTGGAGCTGGCCAGCTAGGGCAGCGCTCAGGCGCTGAATCAATTCGTTCTCGCTCATCTCTTCCATCTCCTATTCCATTCCTGAATCCAGGGACTGCCGCCGCTCGCGCGGCGGCTGTGCCTCGCCGACACCTGGCCGGATCATTCCCTTGGTGCTGGGCGCCGGCATGGCCAGCGCGCGGCGGTCGAAGCCGTCGCGGCGTTCGGGCATCAGTAGGCCGGCGCCGATCTGGTTGCGCCAGCGGCGGTCAGAGCCGCGGTCAATCATGGTGGCCGCCTTCGCTGTGGTCGAACTCGACGTCATCCGGCACTGGCTCGGCCTGCTCCTGCGCTGGTTGATGCGCGAAAACCATACGACGATAATCACCGTGAGTCCGATCATACTCAGCCTTATCGATGAACCGCCAATCATTGCCAGTTCCGCTTAAGCGGCCAGCTTGATAGTAGATTGCTGGCACTGTCGGCGCTGGCTGGTTGGCGAGGGCGGCGCACACCATCTTTTGCGTATAAGCCGCCAAAGCATTCATGCTGCCGAACGATGGGTAGCCGAGCTCGCCGCCGTTCATCCAGCCGCCGACCGCTGAGAACGCTTCCCCGATGGTCAGGGTGGGCAGCGCATCCCCGGCTGTCGGCGCTGGTGCTGGTGCAGCGCGGCGGGCTCGCTCGATGATCGCCCGATAATCGCTCGGGTTCAGGGTGATTTCGTCGCCATTCAGAAAGCGCTGCATGCCGTAGCGTGACAGTACTGGTCGCAGCACTTCTTGGTACTGCTCGTCGGTCAGCGCTTCCAGGTGGTCGAGGTTCAGTTCGCCGCTCTCGCTGGCGGATGGGTGATTGGTCATGCTGGTCCTTTCCAGTCGATCAGCGGCTGGTCGCCGCGCACATACAGGGGGTGGCGCGGCGCGCCGTGTTTGGTCATTCCGAGGCACACAGGCGCACTCAGGCGATGGAACATCTTGCGGACGACCGCGACCCGCTCCGGCTTCGCGTTTGCGCCCCATGCGCAGACCACGGTTTCGTGTTCGCGGATCAGCGTTGCCAGCGTGCCGTCGTTGTCGGAGCCGACCGGGTCGGGATGCGACCAGAGCCCGGCGGGGTCGGTGGCGCGCAGCGCGTACAGGTTTGCCACCACGATGCCGGCGCAGTCCCAGGCCTTGGCGAAGCTGCGGCAGCGCCGGATCGTCGGATCGTCCAGCTCGGCGTCCGCCGTGCTTGGGTTCAGCATGATGAACAGGGCCGGGCCGCGCGTGGCGTGCAGGTCGCCGGCGCGCGACAGCATGTAGCGGTACTGGCCGCAGGCGCTGATGATGGCGCTCATGATTGCGCCCCTTTCTCGGTTCCCGCTGCTTCTTGTGGGGAGCGCAGGGATTCGCTGGCTGGCGATGGGGGCAGTGGCATCCAATGCGTCACCTTCACGACCGTGAGCTGGTCATACTCGGCTTCGTAGGTCGCCCACGAACCATCATCACGCGCATGACCGAACCCGCATCCCTTCGCGCCGAACGCGCTCTCGCCATAGACCATGAGCGAATCGGAAACCTCGCATCCGCTCGACGTGCATTCGTGTCGAAACTCAGGCAGGCGCTCGTCGACGCTGATCCAGCCCGGAACCGCTACCTGACCGGCTTGTGCCGCGACATGCAGGGTTTCGTACTTGGCGTAGAGCTTGGCGACATCGCGCAATGGCATGGTGTCGTATTCCGGCTTGATTCCGGTGCTCTCGACCCAATAGCCGATAGCCGCGCTAGAGATCGCCGCCATCTGCATCCGGTATTGCTCGATGCTGTCGAGATCGACTTCCGTCTTATTGGCAACAGGACGAGCTGCGCGGTCGGCGGCGATGGCCTGGCGGGCGTATTCCTGCACATTCTCGTACGTGTAACCATAGACATGTCCTCCACCGCCTGCGTTCATGCCAAGACATTCAGGCGCGTGCAATGCTGGCAGCTCGCCTTCTTCTTCCGCCTTATTGGCAATGGCCGGGACCATTTCCACCACGTCGATCACCTCCTGCCCTGGCAGCGCGTATTCGAACTTGCTGCCGTATTCCTGGAGCACGCCGTGGCCGCTGCTGGTGATGAGGGCGGCGAAGCGGCGCGGCTGGCCGGCGTCGGGGCCGAAGTACAGATCATGGTCGGGGCGGTCGCCGTGACGCATCCGGCGCTGCGGGTTGACGGTATCGAGCTGCGCGCGGATCGCGGCAGGGTCGCCGGCCACGACATAGCGGTCCGAATCAGGGATCGCAGCCAGCGCACCGGCCGCGCCCATGAAGTCGAGCAGCTCGCCGCCGGCCTCGGCCATCTTGTTCGCCAGTTCGGTGCGGCGGGCGTGGAAATCGTTCTCGGTCATCAGGTCTCTCTCGTTGTGGTTAGAAGGTAACGCCGTGCTGGGCGCCGAACGCGTAGATCAATTCGATAAGCTCGGAAAACTGCGCTTTGCTGTAGACCCTCGTGCGCTCGCCAAACACGACGAAACCGCCATCGATACCGGGCGCCGCGCGCTGCTTGCGCAGGGAGGCCGTGAGCATGTCCTTCCAGTCTTCACGCGACAGCTTGGTGCCGTGCCAGACGACGTTGGCGGCCAGCTTCTCTAGCAGCGGCCACATGAGCGCGTTCTGCTCCAGGCTGCGGGTTGGCTCGCTGACGGTGACGCAGTAGCCTGCTGGCGCTTCCATCACGAACCGCGCGGCGTTCTCGCGGGCCTGGTCGTGAGCCAGGATGAAGGTGCGTTTGTTCATCAGAATGGCGGCTTGTCCGAGTCATCGGCCGGGACCGGTGCCTGGGTGTCCATCCGCTTGAAGGACACGGACTGGAAGCGGCCCTTCGCGCCCTCTTTCGTCCAGGCGTCGAAGAAGTACATCACGCCGCCGATCATCGCTTTGCCAGTCATGTTCGGCTTGTTGTCGCCTTCGGTCTTGCGCTCGTTCTTGAAGAGCGTCCCGGAGTTATCTCGTTGTTCGTATGCCATGATTAAGCTGCCTTCTTGAGCGATTTGATTTGTGCGTCCACTTCGGCCAGGAACTTGACCACTTCGACTTCCAGGTTCTTGATAAACTTTCCGTCGCGCTCGATGCGCTGGACGTACAGCCGGAAATCAGGCGTAGCGCGGGGGTCGTAAGACACGAAGTCCCACCAGTCGCGCCCGGTCACCCACATGCAGCCCTGAACCTGGGCGATATGCGCCTTCGGCATGCCGTCGCGCCAGGTCGCCATGTGGATCGCACTGTTCGCCGGGCACTTGCTTTCGTAGCCGCCCTGCGCACCAATCAGACCATCAGGCGAGCAGCCCACGTATGCGATCGTCGGGTGCTTCACGAAGTCCGATTCGATGACGATGTTCGCGGTTTCCACCTCGTAGGCGGCGCGGGCCAGCGGCTCGGCCTCCTTGCCCCACTGCATAGCCTGGCTCGACGCCGACTCAGTGGCGCGGCCGTAGATGCGCTCGGTCGTCAGGCGCATCAGATAATCCTCGCGGGCTTTGAGCGGGACACCCTTCACGCTTACCGCGAGAATGTCTGCGAAGCACGATGCCGTAGCAAAGCCCAGTCGCTCATTGAGCCATTCTTGTGTGCCTTGGTTGCTCATTGGGTAGCCTCGATAACTTTGTCAGTACGATCTTTGAAGGATTGGATTTGCGCTGGCGTGAACGACTGGCGCTCGGCCTTCGTCAGCTTCGCCCACGCGTCCGTGAACGCCTGGTAGCCGCGGTCGGCCTCGGCTTCGATCCTGGCGAGCAGCTCGGCGCTTGCCGGCTCCTGGGCTGCCTGCGCTTCCTGGGCGATGTCGACCGGGCTCTGTTTCACCGGGCGGCCCGGCGCATCGACGATGCGCTCTGCCTCATCCTGGTCGTAGATGCCGACGAAGCCGAAGGCAAGGCGGGCGCACTGGATCATGGCCTTGTGGCGCAGCATCCGTTTCGGGTGCGACTGCCACGGCGCGACAGGGCGCTTGCACTCGGACAGGTACTCGGTGACCTTGACCGGATGCGAACGGTCCTTGCGGTGGATGATGCAGGTGCACGATTCCGCATCCTGCTCGAAGTCCATGCCGTCAAACTGCGGGTTCGAGTTGATGATGCGTGACCAGCCGTCAACGCCCACAACAGGCACGATGCCGTTGTTCTTGTCGGGGAAGGCGTAAATCTCTTTCGTCCACGGGTTCAAGGTGTATTGGTTCGCCACGATCAGCAGCGCGGTCATCTGCGCGTCCGAGACCTGGCCCTTGAATGCGGTCGCCTTGAGAACGTTGATCAAGTCTTCCGACTCGGGGATGTTGAAGATGCCGGCGAGCTTGGATGCCTGCTGGACTACGAGGGAACTGGACACGTGAAACCTTTCTGCCGGGACTATGCCGGCGTCGTTTAGAAACCGTAAAAGAAGGTGCGCAGCGCGCGCGCCGCAGCCTCGCGCCGGTTGAAGCCGACGAGCAGACTGAGCCGATACTGGTTGCGAAAGTGGCGGATCACAGCACACCCCGCTCAATGCCCAGGGCGCGCGCAGATTGCCTCGATGCGCAGGTCGTCCAGGTGGCGCACGTTGCCTTCGCTCAGTGCCGTCTGATGGCGGATCACGGCCAGGCGCAGCGGCTTGGTCAGCTTGCGCGCCAGGCGGCGCAGGATGCGGTATGGACCGGTGGTGATGCGGTGGGCGGCGATCATTTACGCAACTCCTTGAGCAGTTTGATAGCCTCGGAACGCACGTTCGGGCGACCTTTATCGCCGACCTCGACCAGCAGAGCTTGCACTGCCGCGATCAGCTGATCGTGAGAGTTGCAGGCGCGGACGATGAACTCGGCATTGCGCGGCGCGATCGACTCGGCGATCAGGTGTCCACCGTAGTGCTCGACGGCCTCGCTGCCCTTGATCTCGGGTACCGGCTCATCGGCCACGACCGAACCCATCTGGCTCGGCGCGCCCACGCGCCACGGCGTTTTCGTATGCTGCATCCCTGCTCTCCTGTTGGCGCCGGCGTGGCCGGCTTCGGTGTCTGTGCCGTCTTTCCGGCTGCCAGGGCATGCTCTGATCCCACAGTCCCTGTTTCCTGAGCCGGGCCTGCCAAGGCGCGCTTTCCGGGGCGCGCCGCACCGATCACGCTGCCACGCGGTCGAGGTAGCGGTGAATGCGGTCGGCGATCGACGGCTGGCGATTGCGCCGGGCGCGCTCGGCGAGGTCTTTCTCGGCCTGCTTCTCGCCGAGCTCCAGGGCCATGCGCTGCAGCAGGTCCAGCAGCGCGTTCTCGCCGCGCGCCGTGCGCTGTACCAGCTCGGCCAGCGCCTGGCTGTCGCCCAGGTACGGGTCGATGTTCTCGATCATGTCGGCCGTGTTCAACACACCGCCGGCCTTGATCGCCTCCAGGATCATGAAAGCCTTCTCGCGGGTCAGCTTGTCCAGCTCAGCTTGGTATTGCAGCTCGTCGTCTTGGTCGTGTCGGGCCATCGTCGTTCTCCTGGTGCGCCCTGCTGGGCTCGGTTGCGTCTCAGTGACTACAACCACAGGTTACAGCAGCCTCAACCGCATTGCAAGTAAAAGTTGTAGTCGCGGTCGAAAAAAGTTAGGCTGTTACAACTTGCTCGCTGTAGAACGGGGGGGGTGCCGATCCGGGCTGCGGATAAAACTACACCCGCGCGTGGCGGGCATGGAGGATGAGATGAGCAGTAAGACGAAGGCGCTACTTCAGATCAGCTTGCGCAACAACGGCAAGCTGCGAGTGACGTTCGCAACCTATGGCAAAGACGGTATTAATTCGAACTCAGGCGAGATGACGTGGCGCGAAATTGAGAAGCTGCTGCCGAACGTGATGCCACCTGGCGTGCGTGCGCTCAAGGCGGCCCAGCGGCATCAAGCAGCCTGCGCGCAAGCGCCCGGGCCTCGTCTGGGTCAAGCTGTGCCGATCTCCAGCCAAGCCCGGTGTAAGCCAGTGAAAGAATCAAATGGCCACTGTCCATCCGTCCAACATCTAACATCGGTGAAAGAGCGTCAATTCCAGGACCCGGGGACAACAGTGGAGATTTCGATTGGCTCACCCGTGGCACCATCTTTCCTCGGGCATTGGACAGAATGCTTATCAGTTGCTCGACGTCTTGTGCGCTCAGTTGGGCGACTGATTCTTCACCCGTTTCTAAAGCTATTCTCGCGAATCGGCCGTCCTTCGACGTCGCCAACTTGAACTGCATATCCCCTCCACTCCCCGCCGCAGCGGGGACTATTTATTGAGAATTTAACGGGCAGATCTGCATAACACTGATGGTGTTGACTATGCCATTGCTATATTTGCAGTACCGAAGCGTTCCATTGATCGATTGATCCTGAAGGAAGCCCATCAATCCGGCAGGGGCGGCCGCCATCGGTACTGGCGCCAGCGCGCGTGGTGCCCCAGCCTGCAGAAGCTGCGCCGCCACGGCTAGAACGGCGCTCGAGCGCTGCTGGTCTCGAGCATCTACCTGTTGCTGCGCAATGATCGCGTCCGCACGAGCCGCATTTTCCCGAGCCCTATCGGCGTTCGCCTGCTGTACATTCATGCTTCGCTGCCTATACTCGAATTCTGACCGATCGATTGATCCTGCCTCGTATAGCTCAGCGTCTCTAATCATCCGACTGGTGCGCTCAAGCATATCGCCAGGAGCATTCAGGTTCACCATTCGCGAATAAAGACCTCGGAAGTATGCCGACCAATTAATTTCCCCTGCCTCTGCGATAGAACGATGGGTTTCGATATAGGTCTTGAATTCATCAATACTTTGCCCGTAGCAATTTAGTGAAACAAAAAGACTTAAAGCGATCGCTATTTTTCTCATAACCGACCTTTTAAATATGCGTACTTTCTTTACGAACGACCTTGCCGATGATGATGCACTCAGCGCCCTTGCATGACTTCCGGTGATATTTGCGCTGGTCCAGGTTATCGGACGTTAGCCACCACATTCCAGCATCGCGCACCATGCGCTTTACCACTACTTCACCCTCGTAATTCACCGCGTAGACGGAGCCATCGATGAGCTTTTTGTCGCCTGCGTTCACGACGATCACGTCACCGTCATATAGCGATGGCTCCATGCTTTCGCCGCGCACGGTGATCGCCAATAGATCGCCAGGAACGAAGCGCTCGTTGCGGATCCACTCGGTCGGCACGCGCATCGTTGCGCCGTCGTGATGCTCTGGCTCGACACGAAAGCCCGTGATCCCGGCCTGGACCTTGATCGTCACCTTCATGATCGACGTAAGAGACGGGTCATCCTCATCGACGGCATGCACACGCACCATTCCGGCCGGCACTGGCGCAGCGGCGCCCGGATGCTGGTCCATAACGATCCCGAACTTCAGGTGCGCAGGCGTCACGCCCAAGAACTCGGCCGCCAGGTCGAGATTCTTCCCCCGCGGCTCTGAGTCGCCAGCCACCCACTTCTGCACGGCCTGCGGGCTCACGCCCACATGGCGCGCCATCTCTGACTGGTTGCCGCCGTTCCTGGCGAGCAGGAGCTGTTCAATTCTGGTTGCCATTGTTTCCATTCGGCCATCTTACAAGCAACCGTTGTAGATAGCACTGCAAAAATAAGTTGTAATAGAACGCGTGATGCTGTAACCTAGGGTTGTAACCAACGACAAGAACCCAAGACCATGGAAACCGGAATCGCAAAAGCAATTCGCCTCGCTGGAAGCCAGACCGCTCTCGGCAATCTTCTCAAGCTCACGCCTCAGGCGATCCAGAAATGGGCGGCCCAGGGCGTGGTGCCTGGCGAACGCTGCCGCGAAGTCGAAACCCTTCTCGATGGCCAAGTCACACGCTACGAGCTGAACCCTACCGTGTTCGGCGAACCACCCCAGCCGCAGTAACCCCTGCGGCTTTTTCACGGGCAAAAAGTTGCCTATGGGCTTTTGCCCGAAACCCACCCGAAGTCCTGCATCACGAACATAGGAAAAAACACCATGTCCCCACGAAACATCGAAGTAAAGACCCTGCTCAACGCCGACGAGTTTGTCGACCTTGAGCGCGAATGCAAGGCAGCCGACGTCACCCGCAGCAAGTTGCTGCGCGATCTGGCGAAGGGCTGGATGGCTGACCGCAAGGATAGCCGCCAGCAGCGTCAAGCGGAACGCACGGCCTATGGCCAGAACATGGCCGTGTTCCTGCCAGCGCGCGCCGCACGCCCTCGCATGCACATGCGTCTTTGATTCGGATGGAACGTGGCAAACGACCTGCACTTAATCGAGGAACACATGCAGCCTACACAAAAAGCAACACCCAGCGAAAAGATCGTCGCCCAGGCCTGCTGCTGGCGCCAGGCCGATAAAGACGCCATCGCCAACAAGGGTGATCCGGTCAAGCAGCGCTCCGAATACCTGGAGCGCCGCACGCTCGCCAAGATCATTGACGACGCGAAAGCCCACTCATGACCACGAACATCCTCTCCCCCAACTGGGCCGGCTTCACTGCTGCGCCCATCGAGCCAGAAACCATCCGCATCAAGGCCATCCAGGCGCCAGTGTTCGGCGAATGCGACGGCTGCCTGTTCATCGACCAGCGTTCCAACGTCTGTGCACGCGCCAATGCCGTAGTCATCGCTGCCGGCCAGCCTGACTGCGACCAGGTGCTCACCGGCCCGAAGCGCACCGTCATCTACGTCCTCGACAAGACCGATCCGCGCCAGTTGCCTCTGCTCGAGAAGGGGCACTGACATGGCCGGCGAATGGATCAAATTCGAAGCGAACACCCCCGAGAAGCAAGAAGTCTTCACGATCACTGTCGCCATGGGCTGGGACGATCCAGACCTGACGGTCGGCAAGCTGCTCAAGGTATGGCGCTGGTTTGATCAACAGACCGTCGATGGTAACGCTCCGCGCGTTACCGCAGCGTTAATGGATCGCATCATCGGCGTTACCGGGTTCGCACAAGCGATGTGCGATGTGGGATGGTTAATCGCAGATGAGAACGGTATCACCCTCCCAAACTTCGAACGGCACAACGGGCAGACCGCTAAAAACCGTGCTTTGACTGCGAAACGCGTGGCTAAACACAAGGGTAACGCAAGGAATAACGACGAAGGTAACGCTGCCATCGTTACCCCAGCGTTACCTAAAGAAGAGAAGAGAAGAGAAGAGAAGAAAGAACCAAGGTCAAAAACAAAACCAGCGCCGGCTGCGCCGACGTTCGACCCTGGCGCTGAACTCGCTTCCCTGGCTGTCTCGCCTCAGATCGCTGCCGACTGGCTTGCTCTCCGCAAGACCAAGCGCGCCACCGTCACCCCTACCGCCCTGAAAAACATCATCGCCGAAGCCGGCAAGGCCGGGCTTTCGCTGGAAGCCGCCTTGTCGCTCTGCTGCACCAGGGGCTGGGCCGGCTTCGAGGCCGACTGGGTGCTCAAGGAGCGGCAGCCGCAGCAACAGGCCCGGGCAGCGCCGCCCCCGTCGCGACACAGCAATTTCGAAAAGATCGACTACAGGGAGGGCATCGAAGATGGACGGATCGTTTAACGCACCGCTGATCGCGCAGCAGGAAAAGCAGGACACCTGCGCCGAGCATGGCGAATTCACCAGCAAGGGTTTCACGCTGGGCAAGACGACACGCTGGATGGGCTGCCCGACCTGCAGCAAGCGGGCGCAGGACGCCGCGGCGGCCGAGCAAGCTGAGAAGGACGCAGCCGATGCGCAGCGTCGCCTGGAGGCCCGCCTCGACCGCTGCGGCATCCCGCTCCGCTACCGCGCCAAAGACTTTGCCTCGTTCATCGCCGACACCGCCGACAAGGAGCGCGCGCTGACAACGGCGATGGAGTTCGCGCACAACTTCGAACAGCACCGCGGCAAGGGAACAGTGGTTGTCTTTTCGGGCATGCCTGGCACCGGCAAGAGCCATCTGGCGATCGCCATTGCACAGAGCATCATGGCGCGCCGTACGGCCCTGTACACCTCAGCCATCGACGCCGTTCGCATGATCCGCGATACCTGGCGCCGCAACTCGGACAAGACCGAAACCGAAGTGCTCAACACCCTGGCCGGTGTCGACCTGTTGATCATGGATGAAGTCGGCGTGCAGTACGGCACCGAGGCCGAGCAGGTCAGCCTGTTCGACATCATCGACAAGCGCTACCGCGACCTGATGCCGACGATCTTGCTGACGAACCAGGGCAAGGCCGGCCTCAAAACCTTCTTGGGCGACCGCAGCTTCGACCGCCTGCGCGAGGGGGGCATCTGGATTCCGTTCGATTGGGCGTCGCAGCGCGGGAGTGCGGCATGAGTACCCGAGATTTTTTCGCCGCACATGCGCCGGACGTGCCGGACTGGTTTAAGTACGAGGCTAAGACAAACAGACCGGTCATGCCGGCAGTACCGGATAGCTTCACGAGCGAACAACGGCAGGCGCTGGATAACTTCGTGTGCCACGAAACCTGTCATGACCGCTTCGTCTCGCAGTTTGTCCGCCGGCGCCAAGAGGCCAAGGCGGCGCAGGAGGCTTGGCGCGACGCGTGCCGCGAAAAGAAATTCTTCGCGTGGCGTTGGCATTACGCCGACCAGATGATGGAAATGAGCGGGAGCCAGCGCACCACGCGCAGCTTGTACGAAAGCCTGGGCCTGCCCCGCCATGAGGTCTACCGCCTGCTGAAGCAAATGCAGGAAGCCGGCGCCGTCCAGAACCGAACCGATCGCCGAATGGGAGCCGACGGCGAGATTATTGGAGCTACGTGGGTCCTGACCGGTCATCCGCTGCCGCCGCGCTCGGATAAGAAACGAAAGTCCCGCGCCGTTCCAGCGCTGCCGCGTCCGCTCATCATCCCGCCGCGCGATCCGATGATGTGGGCCGTGTTCGGCGTGGCCATTGAGGCGCGCCCATGACGGTCGAGCGCCGAGAACTGATCACCCGCCGCTGGCGCCCGCTCGGCGAGCCAGCGCGCCGGGTCGACGACTTCGCCGAGCAGCCGCACCTGGCGATCAGCGCCGCGCCGCCGGCACCGGCCGCCAGGCAGCAGCCCGACCGCCGTGAGATCGGCAGCCGCTTGGAGAACTGGAGCCGGTGGGCCACCGAGTGCGAGCGCGACATTGCCAGCAGCCCGACCGCCCGCATGATTGACCGCGCCAAGCGTGAGGCCGGCATCGTTGAGGAGCGCACCGGCGAGCGCCGCGACGTTGACGAGCTCGACGCCCTGCGCCTGGAGCAGGCCATGCGCCACCTGACCACCCAGCACCGCATGCTGCTGTGGTGGTGCTACATCCGGCAGGCTCAGCCCGACGTCGTGTGCCGCAAGATGAGCATCGCGCACAAGCCGGCGACGCTGTTCATCGACATGTTCCGGCAGGCGCAGGCTGCGGTAGAATCGGCTGTGGACACGAAGACGAGACAGGCATGAATCAGGGCGATAACAACTTCCAGAAGGTCGAATGGTCGGGCGACCAGTACAGCCCGGCCGATGATGACCTCGACGAGCTACCGGCGCCGACCGCGCGCAGCCTGTCGCCCGAAGACCGCGCGCTGCTTGAGCTGGCCGCGCGTGCGCTCGGCGCCCGGTTCGAAGAAGTCGAGCACGAAGGGTACGGCAACCTGCACTTCGAAGATGGGCGCGTGGTCAACGCCTGGAACTCGCTCGCGTTCAGCGGCGATGCGCTTGAGTTGGCGGTAACGCTGGGCATTCAAGTAACGCCGGGTACGTACTTAACGCAGGATGCGGTGGCGTATGTGCCGGGCAGCCAAGAGGTCAAAGAGCACGTTCACTTTCAGCAAGACATGCTAATCGCCACCCGCCGCGCCATCACCCGCGCAGCCGCGGAGATCGGTAAACAACACGACCGCGCATGAGCACGCAAATAGATTGACTGTTGGAAATCAAAGAAGTAGCATTCCAAGCTACAACTTAATTCCGTCTAGAAATTGACGAGCGATTCCACCAGGGATTTCGCACGTCAGTACGAAAACAGATTGCCCCGCCACTGAGAGGGGCTTTTTCGTTTCTGGTGGGCGCTTTCGACGGCAACTCACTGGAGAAAAGTATGGGCGAAACTTCATCGAACACTTGCCTCGACCGCCTGGGCCAAATCCGCGCTCACGCTCTCGAAGCTGCGCTGCGCACAGAGAGCCCTGTGGGTCGCGATTACGGATCAGTGCTGCAGGCCGCGAAGGCCTATGAGGCCTACCTCAAGGGGGAAGTCGTGAGCGGAGGCATCGGCGGCGCATGAACCCCATCGCCATCATCATCCTCTACGCGCTGATGCTCGCGTTCGATCTGTCGGTGCTCGCCGGGGCTGCATATCTCGTCGCGCGCGAAGGTTGGTCCGCATGGTGGTTCCTGCCGGCCGTCATCATCTGCACCGGATCCAACCCGCGCCGCCTGATCCTCGCCGCACAGGGCGTGGCAGCCTGATCCGACTGCCCGGTGAAAGCCGGGCGCCACACGAAAGCCGGTTCCCACGAGCCGTTTCTCGTGTGGTGGAAGCCCTCTCACCCCTTCGTCCGCCGTGTGCGGCAACCGAGGCGCATCCACCCTCCCCTGTCTCCGGAGCGGGTCCTAATCCTTCCCGCTTCCTTTGCCCGCCTCGTGCGGGTTTTTTTATTCCGCGACCATGACCGAACCCAAAGCCAAGACCCGCAAGAAGGCGGCGCCGGCTGAGGCTGGTCCGCCTGCTCAGCCCGCCCCGCGTGGGCGCCCGAGCTCGTTCAGCCAGGAAGTGGCCGATGAGATATGCGAACGCCTGTCGCAAGGTGAGCCGCTGCGCCAAATCTGCCGCGATGACCGGATGCCAGCTTGGCAAACCGTGTACGGCTGGAAGGCAGCGCACGAAGAGTTTTCCAAACGCATCGCGAGTGCGCGCGAGGCTGGCTTCGACGCCATCGCTGAAGAGTGCCTCGACATCGCCGACGAAACCGCGTTCGACACCGTGAGCACCGAGCACGGCGACCGCGCTAACACCGAATGGATCAGCCGCAGCAAGCTCCGCGTCGAGACGCGCCTCAAGCTGCTGGCCAAGTGGGACCCGAAGCGCTACGGCGACAAGATCACCCAGGAGCTGACCGGCGCGAACGGTGGGCCTGTCGAATTCACCGGTATCACACGCCGGATCGTGAAAGCAAATGAGTGAACTTATCATCAACACGCCGGCCGCGTTCGAGCCGCTACTGACGCCTGCCCGCTATAAGGGCGCGCACGGTGGCCGGGGCTCGGGCAAGTCGCACTTCTTCGGCGAAATGCTGATCGAGGATTGCATTCGCGAGCCGATCAGCGCCGTGTGCCTGCGTGAGGTGCAGAAGTCGCTGAAATTCTCGGTCAAGCGCCTGCTGGAGGCGAAGATCGAGTCGATGAATGCCGGCCTGTACTTTGAAGTGCAGAACGAGCAGATCAAGACGCGCAACGGCGGCGTGATCATCTTCCAGGGCATGCAGGACCATACGGCTGACTCGATCAAGTCGCTAGAAGGCTTCAAGCGTGCATGGGTCGAGGAAGCGCAGTCATTGAGTCAGCGCAGCTTGGACCTGCTGCGGCCGACCATCCGCGCGCCGGGCTCTGAAATCTGGTTCAGCTGGAACCCGCGCTTCGCAACCGACCCGGTCGATGTGCTGCTGCGCGGCGACACTCCACCGCCGAACTCGGTCGTGGTCGAGGCGAACTACTCGGACAACCCCTGGTGCCCGCAAGAGCTGCTGGAGGAAATGGCCTACGACCGTGGCCGCGATCCGGAGAAGTACGCGCACATCTGGCTCGGCAAGTACCAGATGAACAGCGAGGCGCGCGTGTTCCGCAACTGGACGGTCGAAGAGTTCGAGCGGCCGCCCGGCACGGTGCACCGCCTGGGCGCCGACTGGGGCTTTGCGGTTGACCCGACCGTACTGGTGCGCTGCGATATCGAAGGCCGGCGCCTGTATATCGACCACGAAGCGCACATGGTGGGCTGCGAGATCGATCAGCTCCCCGACCTGTTCGACCGTGTGCCAGATAGCCGGAAGTGGTTCATCACCGCTGACAGCTCGCGGCCCGAGACGATCAGCTACATGCGCAAGCACGGCTTCCCGAAGATCAACGGCGCCATCAAGGGCGCGCGCTCGGTCGAGGAAGGCGTCGAGTTCCTCAAGACGTTCGACATCGTGGTTCATCCACGCTGCGCGCACACGATCGAGGAACTGACCATGTACAGCTACAAGCTCGACCCGCTGACCGGCGCCGTGCTGCCCGTGTTCGAAGATAAGCACAACCACGTGATCGACGCACTGCGGTACGCCTGCGAGGGCGCGCGCAAGGCGGCGAAACCCACACCACAACGCCCACGTCCTGCCGCCGCTCCTGGGGGCTGGATGGGCTGACGAGATACCCACATGGCTGACAAGAAAGACGACGACCTGCACTCGGAAGGGCTGCGGATTTATGACTACGCGGTCAAAGCGGACGAGCACAATCGCACGCGCTACGAGGACGACATTCGTTTCGCCCGCCTGGGCGAGCAATGGCCCGAGGCGATCCGGCGCCAGCGTGAGCTGGAAGGCCGGCCCTGCCTGACCTTGAACCGCATGGCCGCGTTCATCCGGCAAGTGGTCAACGACGCGCGCCAGAACAAGCCATCGATCAAGTTCCATGCGGTTGGCGACGGCGCCGACCAGTGGACCGCCAAGGTGCAGGATGGCCTGGTGCGCAACATCGAGTACTCGAGCAATGCCGATGTGGCCTACGACACGGCCATCGACAACGCCGTGTCGGGCAACGTGGGCTATTTCCGCATCACGACCGACTATGCGGCCGACGACGTGTTCGACCAGGACATCCGCATCGAGCGCATCGCCAACAGCCTGTCCGTGGTGCCGGACGCCTATGCCATGGACGCCGACTCGGCGAACTGGAACGACGCGTTCGTGACCGAGGATTACTCAGCCGATGCGTTCAAGGCGAAATGGCCGAAGGCTGACGCGTCCAGCTTCGAAGGCGATGGGCGCGGCACGATGGCGTCCGGATGGCTGGAAGATGGCCTGGTCCGCGTGGCCGAGTGGTGGAAGCGCCGCGAGGTGCCTGCGACCATCGTGAAGCTGTCGAGCGGGATGATCGTCCCGGCTGAGAAGCTGGATGACGAAGAATTCATGGGCCTGCTGCAGGCCCAAGGCATCACCGAGGTGGAGCGCCGCGAAACGCGCACGATGAAGGTGACGCAGCACCTGATGAACGGCTGCGAAATCCTGGAAACGAACGAGTGGGCCGGCAAGTACATCCCGATCGTCCCTGTCTATGGCGACGAGGTGATCATCGACGGCAAGCGGCACCTGTTCTCGATGATCCACGCGGCCAAGGACGCGCAGCGCATGTCCAACTACTGGCGTACGGTCTCGACTGAGCTGGTCGCGCTGGCGCCGAAAGCACCATGGGTCGGCCCGGCGGGCTCGTTTGCGACCGATCCGAACTGGGCCACCGCGAATACGGAGAACCACTCCTACCTGGAATACGACCCGGTGCCGGAGGCTGGCGGCGCTATGCCGCAGCGGCAACCATTCGCAGGTCCGCCTGCCGGCGCGCTGCAGGAGGCGATGAACGCGTCCGACGACATGAAGTCGATCATGGGCCTGTACGACGCCAGCCTGGGCGCGCAGTCGAACGAGACCAGCGGCCGCGCAATCCTGGCGCGCCAGCGCGAAGGCGACACCAGCACGTTCAACTTTACCGACAACCTGTCGCGCGGCATCCGCCACGCCGGCCGCATCATGGCCGACCTGATCCCGAAGGTGTACACGGTGGCGCGGGTGATCCGCACAATCCAGGAAGACGGCACGAACCGTGACGTGAAGGTGAACCAGGAAACCGAGATGCTTCCTGAGGAACAGAAGGACCAGCAGGAAGAGATGGTCGGCATCACGCGCATCTACGACCTGACCAGCGGCAAATACGACGTCACGTGCGAGAGCGGCCCGAGCTACAACACGCGGCGCCAGGAAGCGGCCATGCAGATGACCGAGTTCATGCGCGCGGTGCCTGGCGCTGGCCAGGTGATGGGCGACCTGCTGGCCAAGAACCTGGACTGGCCCGGCGCCGACGAGATCGCCGAGCGCCTCAAGCTGCTGTTGCCGCCGCAGGCGCAAGGGCAGAACCCGCAGCTCATGCAGGCGCAGCAGCAGATGCAGCAGATGCAGCAGGCACTGCAGCAGCTGCAGGGCCAGCTGGCCGACCAGGCGAAGGACAAGGAAATCGACGTCACCAAGCTGCGGATCGACGCCTATAAGGCCGAGAGCGAGCGCTTGAAGATCACGGCGCCAGCGTTTGGCCCGGCCGAGATCCAGGCGCTGGTAATGCAGACGCTGCAGCAGGCGCTGTCTACGCCCGACATCACGCCCGGCGACCAGCAGCAGGCCCAGCAGCAACCAATGCCGCAGCCGATGCCTGAGCAGATGCAGCAACCCGAGCAACCGCCGCAACAGGCGATGCAGCCCCCGCCCGGCATGGGCCAACCAATGTAAAGGTGAACATGAAGAAAGCAATCCTCGGCGCCCTGATGTGGGCGTTGGCCGGCCTCGCGCTGGCTGGCCCGAACAGCATCATCGTCACGCAACGCAACAGCGCTGACACTGGCAACGCGGCCCGTACGCTGGACAACCCGCCAAGCGATGGCCTGCTGATCTGGAACCACGCCACGAAGCTGCCGTCGTACCTGACTGTCGGCGCCGGCCTGGTGGCAAGTAACGGCGTGCTGGCGGCGAATATTCCGGCCCAGGTCAATCCGGACTGGAACGCCACCACCGGCGCGGCGCAGATCCTGAACAAGCCGACGCTCAAGACGGTGGCGATGACCGGCGAAGCGACCGACCTGACCGGGCTGGCGCCGCTCGCGCTCACCGCTGCATGGGCAGACGTCGTGGGCAAGCCCGCACTGTTCAGCGGTGACTGGTCGGACTTAACGGGTCGTCCGACGTTCTCGCCGGTGGCCATTTCGGGCAGCTACGTCGACCTGCAGGGTCGTCCGGCCTTCGCCGCCGTCGCGATCAGTGGCAGCTACAACGACCTGACTGACAAGCCGACGACGACCTACACGTTCAACTTCGGCGTGCCGGCGGCGCGAACCATCGTGCTGTCGACCGCGTACCAGGCCATCAACCCGGCCAAGGCCGCAACCGTAACCGTCAGCCCATCCTGCTCGGCCTCGCTGAGCTTGGCTGGCGGCAGCACGTGTTTGCTGCAAGCCCGGATCGGCGTAGCGCCGCTGACCTGCGCGAGCGGCGCGGTCGTCGCGAACTGGACGAACGGGAACACTGGCGCTCTCACCATCGGCCTGGCGCTAAACCAGGTCGTCGGCGCTCCATACGGCATCAACCTGCCCATCGGGGCCAGTTTCATCCTGTGCCCGGTCAGCGGCACCTTCACTATTTCCGCAGCCGAGCAATCCGTCGGCTGATCAACCGCGGCTTCGGCCGCATCACTGGAGCTTTACCCATGGACGAACTGGAACAATCGGCAGAACTGCCGAATTCCGACGCCGCGCACGATGCCGCCGCCGAGGAACACGATCAGGCAGCGGACCAACACGACGACCAGGCCGATTCGGGCTCGCAAGAGGAAGCCGAAGAGGACGAGGAAATCGAGATCGGCGGCAAGAAGGTCGCCATGCCCAAGAGCATCGCCGCCGAGATCAAAGCCGGCACGATGCGCAACGCCGACTACACGCAAAAGACCCAGGCGGTCGCTGCCGAGCGCAAAGCCATCGAGGCCGAGCGCGAGCAGGTAAAGCAGTCGGCCGCGCAGCAGCAGCAGTTCATCAAGGAAATCGCCAAGGTTCACGCCCTGGACGACGAACTTGCGAAGTTCAAGGACATCGACTGGGACCGTCTGAGCGACGAGGACCCGGTTACCGTCCAGAAGCTTCAAATCCGCCTCCAGACGCTCCAGCGCGAGCGCCAGGTGGCGGCCGAATCCGTCACGCAGAAACAGAACGAGCATGCACTGAACGAGCAGCAGGCAACTGCCAAGCAAGTCCAGGAAGCGGAAGCGTATGTGCAGCGTGAAGTCCCGGGCTGGACGCCGGAACGTGCGAAGGCGCTCAACACCTACGCCGCCTCGGCAGGCCTGACGGTCGACCAGAACTTGGCCAAGGTGCTGATCCAGCACCCGGCCCTGTTCAAGATCATCGACCAGGCCGAAAAGTTCACCCAGCTTGTGGCAAAGCAGTCCACGAAGCCCAAGGCGCCGACCCCACCGCCGGCCCCGGTAACCCGCGTAGGTGCGGCCCGGGCAAGCGCGAAGGTCGATCCGGCCAAACAACCAGTCGATGACTGGATGGCCCAGCGCAACAAACAGGTTCGCGGCCAACGCTAAAACAGTAACCAACCCTTCCATAGGCTCGCTTCGGCGGGCCTTTTTTCATTCTTGGAGTCATAAATGCCAAACGCACTGCTCACCCCCCAGATCATCACCCGCGAAGCCCTGCGTGTGCTGCACCAAAAAGCCAACTTCATCGGTTCGATCAACCGCCAGTACGACTCGCGCTTCGCGAAGTCGGGCGCGAAGATCGGCGCATCGCTGGATATCCGCCTGCCGAACGAATACGTCGTCCGTGATGGCGCTACGATGGTCCCGCAGGACACCGTCGAGAACAAGGTGCAGCTGAACGTCACCACCCAGAAGGGTGTCGACCTGAATTTCACCGCGGTCGACCTGACCATGTCGCTGGACGACTTCAGTTCGCGCATCATCGAGCCGGCCGTCTCGGTCCTGGCCGCCAACATCGAAGCCGATGCGCTGACGATGGCCAACGACGTCTATAACGTCGTCAACAACATCGGCTCGACGCTGAACATGCGCCAGATGTTGCTGGCCAAGAAGCTGCTGACCGACAGCCTGGCGCCGAGCGGTACCCGCAACCTGCTGATGAATACCCAGGACACCGTCGATGCGATCGACAACCTGAAGGGCCTGTTCCAGGATTCGACCCAGATCGCCAAGCAGTACCGCGAAGGCGTGCTGGGCACGACCGCCGGTTTCGGCGACATCATGGAAAACACCATCCTGGGCGGCTCGGCCACCGGCACCGCTGCGGCAGCCACCGGCTACACCGTATCTGGCGCCAACCAGACCGGCACCTCGATCGCGATCACCGCGGGCACCGCCACCTTTAAGAAAGGTGACGTCATCACCCTGGGCATCAACCGCGTGCACCCGGAGACCAAGGTCGACACCGGCAACCTGCAAACCTTCGTGGTGACCGCAGACTTCGCTGGCGGCGCAGGCAGCCTGCAGATCGCTCCTGCGATCATCACCACCGGCGGTCGCAAGAATGTCACCGCTTCGCCAGGTAATGCTGCTGCCGTTGCGAAGATCGGCGGCGCCAGCGCGGTCTACCGCCCTTCCCTGGCATTCCACAAGGACGCGTTCACCTTCGCGACCGCCGACCTGGTGATGCCTGACGGCGTGGACTGGAAAGCGCGCGAAACCTTCGACGGTATCTCGATGCGCATGGTTCGCCAGTACAACATCAGCAACGACACCTTCCCGTGCCGCCTGGATGTCCTGTACGGCTACAAGACCCTGCGCGCGCAGTTGGCTGCCCGCATCTTGTCGAACTGATCGACGCCACCCAAAAGCCCCGCCCGCGCAAGCCGGTGGGGCTTTTCTCATGGAGCAGCACATGGAATTCCTCGAATACCCGAAAGCCCTGTACCTGGCGGGCCAGCAGTTGCTGGTGGACGACGCCGAGCAGGAAGAAGTCGCGCGCGCCGATGGCTACGACGACTGGCACGCGGACAACGCGCGCACGAACGAGACCGATGACTCGAGCACGGCCGAGGGCGATGAGCCTGCCGGCGCCGCATCGCTGGACCGCGACGCGCTGAAAGCCCGCGCCGCCGAGTTGGGCATCGAACACGCCCGCAATATCGGCACCGAGAAGCTGGCCGAGCTGGTGGCGGCCGCTGAGAAGGCCTGATCATGCCCTTTGCCGACTACACCGAACTCCAGGCGGCAGTTACCGGCTGGCTGCAGCGCAAGGACCTGGCTACACAGGTGCCTGATTTCATCGCACTAGCCGAAACGAGCATAAACCGGATCGTCCATGTGAGCGCGATGGAGAACGAGGTGGCGCTGACGCTACCCGCCGGCGAGCGCACGGTTCCGCTGCCAGCAGGGTATAGCACGCCACTGGCGGTGTGGTTGGCGGCACCGCAGCCGCGTGAAGAGTTGACCGCCATGGTGGCCGAGGCGCTGCCGGTGACCGATTCCCCTGGATGCCCTCGCTTCTGGGCGATCGATGGCCTGTCATTGGCGTTCGAATGCCCGGCAGATGTGGCCAGGCCGGTGACGCTCCGCTATCGCGGCGGCTTCCGCCTGACCGACGACGTTCCGACCAATGCACTGCTCACCAAGTACCCCGATGTCTACCTGTACGGCGCGCTGCTGCAGTCGGCGCCGCGCATCCGCGACAACGACTCGATGATGATCTGGCAGGCGATGTACCGCCAGGCGGTGAAAGAGATCAACGCGACCGAGAGTCGCGCGCGCGCCGCTGCGCCGCTGCGCACGGAGCTGGCCGGCCTGCTGGGCCGCGGCGTCCGCAACTTCATGAATGGATAAGCAATGCCCCTCGAACCCGCCAACCATATTTCCGAACTAGTCCCGACGAACCCGACGCCAGGAGATCCCAAGAGCCAGGGCGACGACCACCTCCGCAACCTCAAGACCTCGCTGCTGAACGACCTGGCCGGCTTCGAGGGCGCGATCATGTGCACGGGCGTCGATGGCGGCGCAGCGAATGCCTACACCGTTGCACCGGCGCGCGCCATCGCCGGCTACGGCCGCCGCATGACCGTCGTCTTCGGCGTGACCGTCGCGAACACCGGCGCGTCGACCATGAAGATCTCGGCGCTGGAAGGCAAGCCGCTCAAAAGCGTGAACGGTCTTGACCTGGTTCAGGGTGATCTGACGCCGGGCGTCATCTACGCCGCGTGCTACAACGGTACCGAATTCCGCCTTCTGTCGATCACCAAGAACTACGCTGACCAGCTGGCTTTTAGCTCGGTGTTGCCTGCCCAGGCAAACAACAAGGGTAAGTTCTTGCGCACCAACGGCACCACGGCTTACTGGGACTTCCCAGGCATTACGACCGTTGCGCCTGTAGCGACCACTGACGTCATCCTGGTCGATCCTTACGTATTTGTGCCTGTGCAGATGGCGTCGATCGGCAAGTCGATTACGCTGCCAAATGCCACCTTGCTTACCACTGGCGGCCCGCTGTACGTGATCGATAACACGAAGGGCGGCTTCACCGTCGGTATCCGCGACAATACTGGCGCGCTGGTGATGGCCGTTGCCGCCGGCGGCGTGGCGATGGTTCTGCTGCGTGGCAACAGCGCTGCAGCTGGCGACTGGCTAGTGACTGGTTCGGGCCTGGAACCCGGCTCGATCACGGCAGACCAGACCTTCTCCAGCACCTATGCGACAACGGCCTACCCGGTCCATGTCGTGATGGATGCAAACACCAGCATTCATTTCCTGGGGCTCTCTGCCGGGGGCTATGCCGCGTTCGTGGTTGATAATCTCGGTAAGGTCATCAGCACCCCTGTAGTGATCGACTCGACTGCCGGTCAGGCCCCGGTCTTGGCGTTCAAGATCGATGCAACGCGCATCATCGTATTCACCAGCAACAGGGCCGTGGTCATACTGCTCGACGGCGCGAGCCCGAATTATTCGCTCTCGCGTGGCAACATCGGAACGGTAAGCCACGGCAGCACTTACACGGGCATGCCCAAGATTTGCCAGCTTGCGCCGACATCGTACGTGCTGATGAACGTAAATGGGCTGCAAACAACGGCGCTTTCGATCAATGGCACCGTGATCACTACCGGGGCAACGTCGACGGTTCCCGGGGATTCGGGGGGCGATCCATCGATCTACCCCCTCACTGCAACAACCGCCCTGGTTCTCTACTCCACGAACACGGGTACCACGCTCAAGGCCTATGTAGTATCCGTAAGCGGGACAACCATCACACCGGGGACAGTCGCTACCGGTGCTTCTACCGTGCTTGCCTCGACCTGCATGCTGTCGGCCAACAAGATCATCGTAACAGGGGCATTTGGAAGCACCGGCGTGGCCTCTGTGGTTACGGTGTCTGGCACTACTGCGAGCTTCGGTCCCACCTTCACGATCAGCACGAACACCCCGCGCCTCGGAATTGACGAGGACGGCGCGAGCCGCTACAACCCACGGCTCTATCCAGTTGCATCCGATAAGGTGCTGCTGTGGTATCGCAATGCCTCGGGCTCTACGGCATGGGTTTTGACGGAGAGTAGCGGGACTTTGACTGGCGGGCCGATCTTGTCCGGAACATTTAACACTGGCTTCGTCGCAACTGGATCGACAACCGATTTCGTCGCTGTGCTCAAGAGTGCATCAAACAACTTTACGCTGGTCCCGCACCGGATCGTGGGGGATGTTGTCACGGCTGGGGTGGCGCAGTCTTTGCCGGAGATTCCGCCAGAAGTGGCGACATTCTCGACGCCATCGATTCGTACTAGCCAGGGCGACTATCTGGTGTTTGCGGCCGGCATCTCAGCGTTGCCAGTGTTCCGCCTGAGCGGTGAAAGTGCGATCAAGCGCGGGGCGATCTCAACCCCTACCGTTGGCGGCCCCAGCGCTTATCCGCCTATGGTGATCTCGCCGCGCCGGCTGATCCTGATTGCTTCGTCTGGCTTGCAAATCCGCCTTCTTAACTTCGAGGTCGCAGTATGACGCAACTACTTGTGCGGGGCGTCGCCATCTTGGCGGCAGGCCCCTTCACCATGATGGGCGAAGAAATCCGTGCGCCCGACGTCATCTTCCCAGCCGGTTCGATTGACGGCTGGCAGATGGTCAGCTCCACACTGCCCCCGGACTTCGCGCCAGGGCTGTACGAGTGGCGCGACGGCGCGCTGGTGGCGAAAAAGCCGCCGGCGCCGCTGGTCGAGGTTCCGGCGCGCGTGCCGATGCTCAATGCGCACCTGGTGCTGATCGAAATGGACTGGTGGGAGCCGCTGCAGGCCTACATCGGCACCATGCCGGCCAAGCAGCAGCTGCTGGCCCGCACGTACATGGCGCAGGCGCTGACCATGGCGCGCGACCACGACCTGGTGCTGGCCATCCCGGCAGCCCTGGGCAAGACCGAGGCAGAGGTCGACCAGCTGTTCATCATGGCGGGGGCGCTCGATGTCTAAGGTCACCATCGAAAGCGCCGGCGCGATTGGCGTGATCAAGGACCTGACGCAGCAGAAGCTGCCGCCGGCGGCCTGGACGGACGCGCAAAACGTGCGCTTCCTGGACGGCGCCGCGCGCCAGTTCTTTGGCCACGGTCCGGCCTACGGCGCACCAACGATCACGCCCTACCACGTGGCGCAGCTCAACATCAGCGGCAACAGCTACTGGATCTACGCTGGCGCGACCAAGATCTACGCGGCGGCCGTGGTCGGCGGCACTGCCGTGCATACGAACTTGACCCGCCAGACTGCTGGCGCCGACGTCGATTACACCGGTAAGCAGAACTGCTGGACCAGCACCATGCTGTCGGGTATCCCGATCCTGAACGCCGGGAACGAGGTCGACCCGCCGCAACGCTGGAACCTCGATATCGCGGGCCGCTTCCAGACGCTGGACAACTGGCCGGCCAACACCTTCTGCAAGTCACTTCGCGCCTACAAGAACTTCCTGATCGCGCTGAACATCACACGCGGTGGGGTGAATCTCGGCTACATGGTGAAGTGGTCATCGCCGGCCGATCCGGGCGGCGTGCCGATTACATGGGACCCGAGCGACCCGACGCAGGACGCGGGCGAGTATGACCTGGCCGAGGGCGGTGATCGCATCGTCGACGGCCTGCAACTACGCGACAGCTTCATGATTTACAAGGAGCAGTCGGTCTGGCGCATGGATTACACCGGCGGCGCCTACGTGTTCAGCTTCCGCAAGGTGCTGGGCATCGCCGGCGCCATGAACCGCAACTGCATCGTGGAGCTCGACGGCGTGCACTTCGTGCTGGCGAATTCCGACGTGGTGGTGCATGACGGCCAGTCGGCTGTTTCGGTTCTGGACAAGGTGGCGCGCCGGACCCTGTTCCAGGACATGGACACCGCCTATACCGATCGCGCATTCGTCTTCAAGAACCCGTTCATGAACGAGGTGTTCGTCTGCTACGTGAGCGTGGGCGCCACAGTTCCGAACAAGGCAATGGTTTGGAATTACGTGGACAAGACGGTCAGCTACCGCGACATCCCAAACCTGAACCATGCTGCATTCGGCCCGGTCAACAGCACGCTCAGCGACAGTTGGGCATCCGACGGCGACTCCTGGGAAACCGACATCTCATCCTGGAATGGGCCGGGCTTCGTCCCGAACCTCGCGAGGGTGCTGATGGCGTCCAACGACGCGCAGCTGCTGCTGCTCGACGCCTCGGCGACGTTCAACGGCACGCTGCCCATGGCCTACCTCGAGCGGCGCGGCCTGTCATTCGGCGACGCCACGATGACGAAGCGCATCAGCGGCGTGCGGCTGCGCGTGACCGGCAACCAGGGCGAGACGGTGATCGTGAAGGTAGGCGGGCACCAGACCGACCCATTCGGCGAACCGGAATGGGACGCCGTGATGGAGCACGTTATCGGCGAGACGATCGCCTGTGACTGCTTCGTGGATTACCGCTATCCAGCGCTGCGCATCGAATCGGGAACGGCTGCGCAGTGGCTGCTGGAGAGCTACGACTATGACGTTCAGGCCGGGAGTAAATGGTGAGAAACCCAAGCATCAGCACGATTCAATATTCCCCAGGGCCGGTGCCGAGCAACCCCACGGCCATTCCGGCGTACCTGGAGGAAGAGTTCAACAAGATCGCCGTCGCTGTACAGCGCCTAGCGGACGGCCATATCGACGTCACCTATGCGCCGCCGACGAAGGTCCGCCAGGGTGACATTCGTTATGCCGACGGCACGCTATGGGACCCCGGCAGCGGCCACGGCCTCTATGTCTACAACGGCATGGTCTGGAGCTGGTTTGGGGGCGCCTGAAACTACCAGCAGAACATCGATCGAATAGGACCACCATGAAACAACTGAACTTTGCGCCGGTAGCGGCACACACTCCGGCGCGCGTCAGCTTTAGCCTGGCGCCACCCCAAGCCACCTGTTTGGACCATGCGCGCGTATTCGCGCTCGAGGCGGCGATCGCACGCGAGCTTGAGCCGGTCGAGATGCCTGTCACGAACCACTTTTCGCATGGCGTGTACGCACGCGAGCTGCTGATACCGGCCGGCACCGTGGCCACTGGGAAGATTCACAAGCACGAGAGCCTCAACGTGCTCCTGGAAGGCGAGCTGCTGGTCCTGACCGACGCCGGACCGAAGCGAGTGTTACCAGGCCATATGGAAGTGTCGCCACCTGGCACGAAGCGCGCAGTGTTCGCGGTCACTGACTGCCGCTGGCTGACCGTGCACGGCACACACAAAACCGACGTCGATGAGATCGAGGCCGAATTCATTGCGCAGAACGAACAGGAATACCTGCAGTTCCGTCGCGAGCAACTTCAACTGAAAGGGAAATGACCATGTCCTGGGGAGCAATTGGCGGCGCCGCAATCGGCGCAGTCGGCAGTTACATGTCGAGCAAAAACAACCAGAAGGCGGCTGAGGCCGGATCGAACCAGAGCGGAACGCAGGACGGCACGTCCAACAGCACTTCGACTAACACGCTGGATCCGCGTATCGCGCAGCTCCTGGGCCTGAACGGTGGTGGCATCCTGGGTGGCCTGGGCGGTCTGCTCAACAATGGCGGATCCAGCCTGGCACCGCAAGCCAACAGCTTCCTCAATTCGAACGCTGGCCAGATCCTCAACAACGGAAAGGCCGGGACCGACGTGCTCATGAGCGGCCAGTTCAACGCGCCAACGATCCAGGGCGCGCAGGTCAGCGCGCCGGGTCAGAACAACATCAACCTGTCCCCCACGTTCCAGAGCCTGCTCGGTGGCGGGGACACGTCGGCGCTGATGAAATCGCTGCAGGCCGGGAATGCGCTCGCCGGCGCCCAGTTCCAACAGAACCAGCAGAACCTGACCGACAACCTGCAGCGCAACGTCTTGCCAGGCATTCGCGGCGGCGCGATCGCAGCCGGCCAGTACGGCGGCTCGCGCCAGGGCATCGCCGAGGGGCTGGCCATCAGCGACCTGACCAAGCAGATGAATAACTCGAACACGCAGTTCGGCTTGGGCGCAACGGCGGCAAACTCGTCGGCCCTGGCCGGCGCGTACGAGAACGGCCAGAACCGCGCGCTGTCGGCGGCGCAGGGGCTGTCGGGACAGCAATATGGCGTGGCATCCCAGGATGCAGCCGCGCGGCAAGCGGCCGACAACACGAACGTGCAGGCGCTGCTGGCCACGCGCGGCCAGAACAGCTCGAACCTGGCGACCGGGATCGGCCTGCAACAGGGCCTGCTGGGCAGCTCGGCGAATTACAGCAATACCGACCTGAACCGCCTGGGCATGGGGAGTGGCATCTTGGCGCCATTCCTCGGTGCAGGCGCCACCTCGACAAACAACCAGACGACCACCAATAAAACCACCGGAAATGTGTCTCAGCCGCTGTACGGGAGTAACGCCGGCGCGGCACTCGGCGGCGGCCTAGCCGGTGCCCAGATCGGCGGCATGTTCGGCGGCAACGGATCTACCGACTACAACTCGATCCGCAATGGAACCAATATGGGCAGCAATCTGAGTAGCTTCTTCGGCTTCGGCGGCCCAGCATCGAATTCGCTGCAGAGTCAGGGTTCAGCTGGTAACTATCACTACGCGCCGACACAACTGCCGGTGCAATCTTTCGGCCCTGGCTGGTAAGGAAAAATCATGGCAGGACTACTCGACATCTTCGGCGGCGACCCGCAGTCGCAAGGGCTGCTCGCCGCAGCAGCACAGATTCTCCAGGCCTCGGGGCCATCGCGCACGCCGACCAGCTTCGGCCAGATCCTGGGTAGCGGCTTGCAGGCAGGGCAGCAGGCCACACAACAGGGGCGGCAGGCGGCCCAGCTCGAGCAGATGCGCGCGCTGCAGATCAAGAACGCCGAATCCGACGTGGCGGCGCAAGACGCGCAGAGGCAGCGTGCGCAGAACCTCCTGTCGCTGACGGCGGCGTATGGCAAGCAGCGTGGCGGTCAGCAGCAGGCACCGGCAGCGCCGGTCGACCGGTCTGCTGCAGCAATGTTCCAGGGCCTGATGGGTGGAGCGTCTGGTCAGCTTCCTCGTTCGCCCTTCATGCAGCACATGGATGCGCTGGGTGACAGCGCGCCACCTGCAGGGAAGCATGGCGCACAAGCCTATTACGACGCGGCGGCGCAGGCCGGCTTGCCAAACCCTGGCAGCATTGAAACCTCCAACCAGTTGATCGACCGCGTCAATCGATTTGGCGAATCGCCGGCAGATGCAGCGCAAGCGCTTAGCGGCAAGCGTGGAAGCCCTGGTGCCACTCCCGCCAGCGGCGCAAGCACTGGCCGCGGCGCGCTAGTCCAGCAGCGACTGGAGTATGCCCAGTACCTGCGCGATAACGGCTATGCGGCTGAGGCCAATGCCGCCGAGGACCAGGCGCTCAAGTTGCAACCGAAGGTCAAGGAGTGGCAGAAGGTCAATGTCGGCGAACAAACCCTGTATGCGCCCTACTTCGAAGACGGCAGCAGCGGTCAGCCTGTTCCGTTGGAGGTAGCGCAGAACCTGGAGCGCGTGAATGCCGGCGGCACGACCGAACTGATCAACCCAAGCACTGGCGCTTCCGTGCGCTCGATTGCGAACACGGCGTCGCCCGATGCCCTGCTGTCGGCTGCCATGCAGCGGCGCGGCCAGGACATCACCATGCGTGGCCAGAACATGGTCGACGCGCGCGCCGTCGCATCAAACCCAGGCAACAAGCCGCTGCCGGCCGCCGCTCTGAAGATGCAGCAGAGCGAGCTGGACGCGTTGTCCACCGCCAGCGGCATCGATGGCCAGCTCGCCCGCATCCAGGGCCAGCTTGAGGGCGGCACGCTTTCATTCGGGCCGGTGTCGAACCTGGTCAGCCAAGCTCGCAACGCCAGCGGCATGTCGAATGAGGCAAGCCGCAATCAGGCCAGCTTCCGGTCGACGCTGGAAAAGCTGCGCAACGACTCGCTGCGCCTGAACTCCGGCGTGCAGACCGATGGCGATGCACAGCGCGCGTGGAATGAACTGTTCACCAACCTGAACGACACTGAGCTGGTCAAGCAGCGCCTTGGCGAGATCCGCGGCATCAACACGCGCGCGGCGCAGCTCCGCAAGCTGAACGTCGACGGCATCCGGGCCAACTATGGACACGAGCCGCTCGACACTTCGCGATATGAACAGCCTGGCGCAGCGCCGGAGCAGCGGCCGGCCCAGGCGCAGCCCGCGGCCGGCAGCCGGTCGGTCACCCTGGCTGACATCGCCGAAACCGCGCGCAAGAGCGGGCGCAGCACCGCAGAAGTAACCGCCGCCCTGAAGGCCAAGGGCTACACGATTGGAGGCCGATAATGGCAGGACGTGATCTTTCCGCTGAACTGTTCGGCGATGCGCCAGCGCCTGCTGCTGGCGGGCGCGACTTGTCGGCCGACCTGTTCGAAGCAGCGCCGGTGCGCACGGCCGGCGGCCCGAGCCGCACTGAGCGGTTTGTGCGCGGTGTGCGCGACCCGATCGACGGCGGCGCCCAGCTGCTGACCAACCTACTGCCGCAGGGTCTCGTGCAGGGCGTCAACCAGGCGAACAACTGGCTCGCCGAAAAGACCGGGCTGGTGGCTCGGCTGCCCGAAGGTGGGGTTGACCAGCAAGTGCGCGAGTCGAATGTGGATTACGAGGCGCGGCGCAAAGCGGCTGGCCAGGAAGGTATCGACGGCTACCGCCTGCTGGGCAACGTGGTCTCGCCAGCGAATGCCGCGATCGCCATGCGCGCGCCAGCCGCAGCCTCGTTGCTGGGGCGGGTCGGCATCGGTGCGGCTGGCGGGGCAACGTCGGCCGGCCTGGCGCCGGTTGCCGAAGGTGACTTCTGGAGCGAGAAGCGGCAGCAGGCCGCTACCGGCGCCGCGCTGGGCGGCACGCTGCCAGTTGTCGGCTCCGGCCTCGCGCGCGTGGTCAGCCCGAATGCCTCGCGCAACACGAACCTGGCGCTGCTGCGCGCAGAAGGCGTGAACCCGACCATCGGCCAGGCGCTGGGTGGCCGGCTCGGCGCGCTCGAGGAAAAGGTGCAGAGCCTACCCATCGTTGGTGATGCGATCAGCTCGGCGCGGCGCGGCGCAAACGACCAGTTCCAGGCGGCCGCCATCAACCGGGCACTCAAGCCGATCGGTGAGAAGCTGCCGGCTGGCCAGTCCGGGCGCGACGCCATCGTGTACACCGAGAACGCCCTGCGCGAGCGCTACGACGATGTGCTGTCTCGCATCGGCGCCATCCCGCGCGACCAGCAGTTCGCCACGAAGGTGGCCGGCCTGCGCGACCTGGTGAACAAGGATGTGCTGTCGAAGGACGCAAAGCGCGCGTTCCAGATGGTGCTGAACGATGTCGAATCAGCCTTCGACAATGGCATCCTGACGTCCGAGGGCTTCAAGCGGGTGGAAAGCCAGCTCGGCGCCGACGCACGCAAGCTGGGCGGCTCGCAGAACATCTACGAGGGTCGGATCGCGCCGGCCGTGCGCCAGTTGCGGGACGAACTGCGCGGGCTGCTGCAACGTCAGGCCGGCGGCATGGCCGACGAGCTCAAGGCGGTCAATACCGGTTGGGCGAACTTCAAGCGGGTGCAGAACGCCGCGGCGAAGCTCGGTGCCGAAGATGGCGACTTCACGCCGGCGCAGTTCCAGAACGCAGTGCGCGCGCTGGATAAGTCGAAGGACAAGGGGGCGTTCGCGCGTGGTTCAGCGCTGGGCCAGGATCTAGGCGACGCTGGGCGGACGGTCCTGACCGGCAAGGTGCCGAATAGCGGCACGGCAGATCGCCTCTGGGCTGGCGCCGGGGCACTTGGTACCGGCTTCGTCAACCCCGCGATACCAGCCAGCCTGCTGGCCGGCGGCGCAGCCTACCTATCGCCGGCTCAGCGCCTGCTTGTAACCATGGCGGCCTCGCGCCCACAGTCGGCCCAGGGCGCGGCCAATGCGCTCCGGAAGACCGCACCCATGCTCATCCCTGGAGCGGCGCAGCTTGGTCTTCAAGTACGCGAATAGGAGGGAATAAAAGGTCACGCCAGCAGCAGAGGCGGCAGCGCGCAGCATGTTGTCGTCCATGTCTCACCCGTTTGTTATTTCAACAATTATACGGCCGCCCTTCGAGGTGGCCTTTTTTTATTCCTGAAAGAAGACCATGAACCATTCCCCGCCGCCTGGCGGCTTCGACTACGACACTTTGCTCAGTTGGGCACTGCTGATCGGCATTTCCCTATGGGGCGGCTGGGCTTCGTTCGTACGCAAGATGAAAGACGGCCACGCGCGCGTCTGGAACGTCACCGAGCTGGTGGGCGAACTGGTCGTGTCCGGCTTCACCGGGATCGTCACCGCGCACCTGTGCGACGCCGCCGGCGCGCCAAACCCGCTCAAGTACGCCCTGGTGGGCATTGCGGCCCACATGGGGTCCCGCGCCCTGTTCAAGTTCGAATCTGTCCTGAATGCCCGGCTGAACCTGCCGGCCGACACCGCGAAGAAGGACGAGTGACCATGCCCCCTACCGCATTCATCAATCTGCTGCTGCCGGCCGCGCAAGCCACGCACCGCGCCACCGGCATCCCGGCCAGCTTCATCCTGGCCCAGGCCGCGCTCGAGTCTGGCTGGGGCGCCCGCGCGCCTGGCTGCAATCTGTTCGGCATCAAGCCGGGCCCGAAGTGGAAAGGCCCGGTAACGGTCATCCAGACCCATGAGTTCATCAAGGGCGTGCGCACCTTGGTGCAGGACAAGTTCCGCGCCTACGTCGACTGGACCGAGTGCATGGCCGACCACGCCAACTTCTTCAAGGTGAACCCGCGCTACGCCGCCTGCTTCAAGGAGAAGACCGGCGAAGGCTGGGCCCGGGCCGCGGCCAAAGCCGGTTACGCCACCGATCCCAAGTACGCCGACCTGCTGATCTCGATCATGCGCGGCCGGAACATGTCCCAGTACGACAACCTGAAAGGCACTCCATGAAACGCATCCTGCTGATCGCCGCCCTGCTCGTCCTGGCCGGCTGCTCGAACCTCGCCCTGCAGTGCAGCGGCACCTACACCGGCGACGAGGTGCGCAATGTCGTCGCCGGCAAGTAAGCCGCGGTTCCTGTCGACCCTGCGCACGGACCGCGTGGGCCTGGCCAGCGCCGATCGCATCCTGCTGTCGCCGCTGGTGTTCGAATCGGTGCTGCTCGGCCTCCAGGTCCACGTGCCGACCGGCTTCGTGACCGACTTCGCCAGCGTGCCGCGCGCGCCGCTCACCTACTGGCTGTTCGGTGGCGTGGGCGACGAGGCGGCTGTCGTGCACGACTTCGCATACGAGAAAGGCATCGTACCGCGCGACGTGGCCGACGACCTTTACCTCGAAGCGCTGGAAGCCTGTGGCGTGCCGGCCTGGCGCCGCCGCGCGATGTGGGCCGCGGTGCGCGTGTTCGGCGGTTCCCGCTATGCCGGGAACGCTCCGCAGGGGGCGTGATGGACTTCGACATCTACGCCCTCACCCCGGGCGGCGGCGGCCATGTCCTGACCGTTCACCAGACCGGCAAGGATGTCGGGCCGCGACTGGTGGTCATTGCGGGCGCGTCGGCCCTATGTGAGCGTGCCGAGGCGATGATGGAGCGGCTGCTGGGCGAGCCGCTGGAACTGAATCAGCGCTCGCCAGCAGCCGAACTCGAGTAAAACAAAAGAGAGCAGAAGTGCTCCCTTTTTTGGCCAGTGAGGATCCGTATTATCCCAAATAGCTTACTGCTCAGCGGCACGCACCAAATGTAGCACCCATTTGACTAGCGATACTCATCGCTTCAGCAGGGCTACATGCAAGCACAGTACTCGTCCACTGGGTTGTAGTGCCGGCAAAGATACAAACAGGGTACGCCGTCGCCACGGTGCATGGGGCAGGTGGCGCCCTCGGATCCAGGGGGCTCAGGAAAACACCGCCATATCCGTTAACTGTAAATCGCCCGTCGCTCATAATTGCAGCCGTGGGCGTATAGCCTGGACGAGGCGTGCCAGCCGTATTGCTGGTCCACAACGCGCTATTAGGATCTCCCAAATTCTTGTAAATTACGAAGTTGCCATCGTTTTGCAAAACGGCATATTGCGCCCCCTTGCCGTTCGTCTTCGTCGACCACACTTGATTCTGCGAAATGTAGTTCGTCCCACGGTAGACCACCAAATTCCCATCCGACTGGAAAATTAATGTGTAAAGGCCACTCACGTAAGGCTGATTGACCGTGAGAAATTCGCCAACGCGTGCAACCACTCTTGATTGTGCCTGAGCGCTCAACGAGAGCAATCCAGTACAGAGCGCGAAGGCCACTAGCAACAGTTTCGAAAATTGACGCATTTGAGATTCCTTATGTGTTGGCAGAGCAAGCAGACTACCATCTGCAATTCATCAAATCATCACTCTTTGTCACAATAGAGGATCTTATGCAGAGAGGTTACACGCAACCTACAAGGGGCAAGTTCATCATGATAGCGCTGGGAAATGACAGGATTTTGAGAGCATCGACCGTAAGACCCGCGTGAATGCTGGGCGCGCTGCGGGTTTGATTCCCGCCGCCTGAATCACCAGCGCCCTCCGGGGCGCTTTTCGAACAACTCAACCGTAATCCCCATTTTTTACGCACGAGCTCCATAGCACCCGAATCTACGGGCAGTTGGTTTCCGGCTCCGGGCACCACTGTTTATGCGGCTCTCAGCTAGTTGCTACCTTTCGCGGTAGTTCCGCAAGAACCGAGTGGTTCCGCACAACCGCGTGCCATTTACGTGGACTTGGCGCCGGCCCCCGCACCGCCCATTCCTGCTCGAAGCCGATGCCCTGTTCGTCGCACTCGGTGCCTACGCGTAGCATGTTGTTTCCATGCATAGTGATGAGGTACGTCTCGTAACGGCGGGATAAGCGGCGTGCCGCCCGAATAGTTGTCCCATCGGCTGCACCACGACATTCACGTCCGGCATGGCGCACTCTCGCCGCCTCAAAGAGCTAGCAGCCAGGAATGCCAAGCACGCAACACGGTCGGCGACGGCGTGAGTATTGGTTAGATTCCAAGTGGAAATACGTAGCTATACTTACATGAGCGAAACGGCACGCGCAGATGCCGGTCAACCAAGTAGCCATGAATAAGATCCTTACTGCTATTGCCCTCTGTACTGTGTCACTGTCCGTCTACGCTGGCCCATGTGTTTCACTCGACGAGCCAAAAATGAAGGCCATGAGCGCTGCCGAACTTTCTGCTGAGACCTGCAAAGCAAGCCAGATCAACGCGCAAAACTACGACCAGGTGATGCTGAATATGGGCTCGCG